CGTGCGACAGCCGGATCTGCCGGTCCTCGGCCCGGTACACCAGGCCTTCCTTCGCCGCCGACGCGCCCTCCGCGGAACCGTTCGCCGCGTCGGGCATGAAGTGATACACCGGCAGCCGCATCACCGCGGCCAGGTCCCGCACGTCGTCGCGGACTGAGGTGAGCAGTGGCCCCAGGTCGACCACGCCGGACTCCCACAGCTCGGCGGTGGCCGGAAGCAGCCACAGCGACGACGGGTCGTTGGTGAAGATGTCGGAGTAGTCGATCGTCTCGCCGGTCTTCGGGTCCTTCGTCGGCACGCCCTTGATCGCGCGTTGCCGGAACGCCTGCAGCGTCGCCACCACGATGCGCTGCAGCAGCATGTGATCGATCCGGTCGAGGTGGTCGACGTGGTGCTCGAACTCGCCCTCGTCGTCGTGGTTCGCGAACCGCGCCACCGCGCAGCGGTCCCCGATCCACGTCGACAGGTCCAGGTCGGCGGTGACCTCCCACTCCCGCGGGTCGAACCGGAACCGGCGCCGCTCCACCGACAGCGACGAGGTGCCCTGCGCGGTCCCCGCGGTGCGCTCGAACTTCAGCGCCCGCCCCGGCGGGTACAACCAGCCGACGTCGTGCCCGGCGATCGGGTCGTAGTACAGCTTCAACCCGTTGATCACCCGCTGCGGCATCTCCGGGTCCTGCTCGGTGATCACCCAGCGGGGGTCCTCCGCGGTGATGATCGGCATCGCGCCCGGCATCGGCGCACCGGCGGCGTTCGTCCGCGGCGGCCCCGTGATGGTGTAGCTCTCACCCATCACCAGCATCTTCTCGATCACCTCGGGGGCCTGGACGGCCATCGAGTTCGCCGCCCAGATCCGGCGCGCCACCGAGTTCGCAGCATCCGCCGGAGCCGTGCGCAACACCGAGCCGGCCGCGCGAGGCGAGCCCGTCGCCACCGCCACCGCGTCGATCAACGCCTGGTCGGTCTCTACTCGGCACCCGAGCGGGCTCAGCCGCTCGGCGATCGATCGGATCACCAGCTCGGCCATGTTCATCCGAGCCTTACGCTGGAACGCCTTCCACACACGCTCCCGGTTCCGCGACGCTGCGGGCGACCCCAACTCCGGGAGGGGCGGGTCGCCCTTGTACCGGTTCCACAGTGGCTGGATTCGCTTGCGGCGCTCCATCAGCCGGTCGGCGAGCCGGACGATCCACCAGCCGTCGGACTCCGGGACGTCCACATCGTTGATCACGAGCCCACCCCCATCAGTAGACCCGCACCGGCACGAAGTCGAGCATCTGATCCACCCCGGCCGCGACACAGTCCGCGCGCGCCTCGTACGCCAGGGTCGCCGCCATCGCCGCGTCGATCTTCCGGTGGCTCGACGGGTGCTCCTTGCTGATCTGCACCCCGACCCGGGAGAACCGGCGCTTCGCGTTCAGCACGTGTCGAGACAGCGTCGACCCACCGTCATGCGACATCCCGCCATGCCGGACCGCGTCCTCGAACCGTTCCAACGCCGCGACCATCGCCTTCGGCCGGTTCGTCCACCACTCCAGCGGCCGGCCCGCGACCGCCCGCACCAAGACCCGGCCGCCGAACTCCTGCGTCCACCGGTCCAGGTAGTCCTGCCAGTGCGCCGGGTCGGCGTAGAAGGCCGCCACCTGCCACCGCTCGAACGCCGCCGACACCGTCGCATCGACCGCGGCCCGGTCGACCTGCCACGCCTTCGCCTTCGGGCCCTCGTCCGGCCAGTCCGCCGGCTTCTCCCAGCAGTCGACCAGTTCCACATGCCCGTCCGAGATCCGGCACACCACCAGCGCCGTCGAGTCCTCCCGCACCGAGCCGTCGAACCCGAGCGCGACCATCTCGCCGTCGGCGATGGACTTCGTCGCGTCTGCCCGCTCCACCCAGTCCTTTCGGGCGATCCAGTCGTTCTCGTGCGAGGTCTCCGCGTTCAAGAAGTAGCGGCGTGAGTCCCCGATCTCGGTGCGGGTGTCGTAGAACTCGTCGACCAGCCCGTCGAGGTCGTTCCAGGCGATCGCGTCACCGTAGGCCTCCAGCAGCGCGGCCCGTAGCTGATCCTCATCCGACGGGTCCTCACACTCGCCCCACCGGTGATCGCACAGCAGCCGCTCGCGGCGCACCGGCTCCCCGCGCTCCTGCCCTTCCCGGATCGCCTCAGCGAGCTCGTAGGTCCGCTCGGCCACCGACTCCTCACCGGGCGCGAACATCGTCGTCGTCTCCAGGAACCACGTCCCGGCGCCGTCCTTCCGCTTCCGCAGGTTCCGGGTGACCGTCTTGTACATCTGCCGCAGCGGCGGCGTGTTGTACAGGTGCGACTCGTCGAAGCACGACCACGTCTCTAGACCACCGTCCTTCGACGACGCCGCCGCCGTCGAGGGCCGGATCTCCCCGCCGCCCGGGAGGAACACCCGCGTCATGCCCGGGTCGATACCCGGCACGTCGGACAGCAGGCCCTCGGTGAGGTTGAAGTAGATCGTGTTGTAGACGTTGCCGGTCTGCTCCTCCTCGGTCGCGAGGATCCGCAGGAACGGCGACACCACCGGGCGGCCCATCGGTTCACCAGGGCTGTACACGTAGCGGAACCCGAGCCCCCACGGGTCCTCGTACACCTCGCCGCCCCGCGCCCAGCCCGCGAACCGGGCCGGACCGAGCGCCTCGAACAGCCCGAACCGGCCACCCTGCCCGGACTTGTCGGTGCCCTTCGGCCGCGACAGGAACGCCGAGTCGTAGAGCAGCCGGCCCCGCCCGTCCACGGCGTAGACGTCCACGACGAACCCGGCGTACTCGTCGGTCAGCACCACCGGCTGGCCCTGCACATCCCCCGGACCGTGGACGGTGAAGTACTCCATCCACGCGATCGCCAGCCAGCCCAGCGACCGGTTCCGGTCGTGCTCGGCGGTCCGGACCAGCTGGCGTGGCATCAGCTGGTCAGCCTCGCCCGCCGCGCGTCCAGCGCCGTCACCGTCCCGGGCCCTGCAGCCGACTCGCCCGAGCCGTCATCGTCGCCCGCCGCCTGCTCGCGCGCCGAGGCTGGCAGCACCTGCATCCGCAGCCGCTGCTGGTCCTCCAGCGTCGCACCGTGCTTCGCCTCCCGCAGCCGGATCTCCCCAGCCAGCTCCGTGCGGCCATGCGCCCACAGCTGGTGGTGCAGGAGCGCCGTCGACAGCAGCGACTCCCACGCCGTCGGCGACATCACCCGCGCCTGCGCCGACCGACGCCACGCCGTCCACCACCGCTGCGTCATCGGATGCCACACCTCACCCGGCCGCAGCATCTCCGCCGCCGACGGCAGCGCCGGACCACGCATCCGGCCATCGGCCTGAACCTGCGTGCCGGGCACAGGGTCAGCGTTGCGACGCCGCCGCTGCGAAGGGTCCTTCGGTGCAGGGCCACGACCACCCACGACGGAATCACCTCCGAGACGTCGATCGAGCAGCGGAAACAGGTCCTGGGGACCCGTACGCACCGCGAGAGGGTGAACCCGCCGGGAGGGCTATGACCCGGGGGAGGGGGTGGCCCCGGGGGGTCTGGGCGCGCGGCCGGGGTGCGGTTCGGTTGGGAGCCGGGTTCGGGCGCGGAGGTGTGCTGTGGCGTGGCCGCCTTCGCTGGCGGTCTTCGCGGTGTGGTGGGGTTCGCACAGCGCCCAGAGTTCGTGGTCTGGGACGGTTCCGGTGGTGCCGGGCTGCTTGTGGTCGACGTGTGACGCTCGTGCTCCGCATGTGGCGTTGGCGTTCGGCATCGGCCATTGGCACCTGTGTTGGTCACGCTTCAAGATGCGGTTTCGAGTTCCGTTTTTCAGGTTCCAGTCGTCTGGAAGTCGCGCTTTGCGGTCAGAGATCGGCTTGTTGGACCACATCCGTGATTCGCACCAATCGTTGACTAGGACAGTTGGTTTGAGTATGTGAACTAATTCGAGATGGTCATTATGTGTAGCAGGCAATAATGTTTACGCACTGTAGGGCTGCCACATTGCTACCCCACCACGGACTCAATGTGACAGCCCTACAGTGCGTAACGCTGAACTAATTCCTACTAATAAACTAATTCGGGGATCGTGTAGAAGAGTTCAGAGAGTGTCACCTGCGGCGCCCACGACGCCCATACCTGGCACGCCGAGTACGGGCCGCCTTCCGGGCCATCCGGGACCTGGCGGCACGGGTGAGGCCAGCGTTGGCGATCCGGGCCGCCTTCGCCTTGGACACCTTCCCCTTGCGCCGCATCGACCGGTACGCCTTGTGTCGGGACCGGTAGACGAACCCGTACTTGCCACCCCTGGACGACACCATGGCTGTGGGCACCCCCGGGAATTGGTTGGTATTAGTTCCGGCCCCGGGCTTTCCGGGTGCGTGCCGCGCGCTGGGCCATCCGTTTCCGACCCAGGCGGGTCCGCCCGGCGTTCGCGATCATCGCTGCTCGCTGCTTCGACATGCCCTGGCGGCGGAGCGCCCGGTACACCTTCCAGCGGCTGCGGTACACGAAACCGTGTTTCCCACCGCGGTCGGAGACCATCAGCGCTTGTTGTGTGATCCGACCTTGGGGCCGGGCTTTCTGCCACGGCCTTTCATGCGCCGGTCTTTCGCTCCGCCCGGCTTCGGTACGCCCTTGCCGCGCTTGCGCTTCTTCGCCACGGGACACCTCCGGGCAGTCACGGGGGAGTGGGGCTGATCGGGACCCGGATCCGCTGTCCTGCGCAGAATGCGCAGTAGCGTTCTCAGGGCGCACTGGCCCGTCGGAAAGGTGTCACGTCTCCTGACCTGCGTCAACTCGACCGGTTTCGGGTGTGTCGGAATCGTCGGTCGAGACGATTCCGAGCTGCCGGGCGCCGCGGTGCTGCCCCACGGTTCCGCGGCGGTCGAGGTACTCGTAGACCGACTCGCCGTCGACCTTCCCGTCGGGGCGGGTCGTGACCCGGTCACGGCGGATCCAGTTGCGGACGGTGCTCAGCTTCACGTCCCACATCCGTGCGACCTGGGGCGGGGTGAGCCACCGGTCGGGGTCCGCGGCATCCACGGTCTCGGAGGGTAGATCACCGCTCGGGCGGGCAGCGGCGGCTACGGCCACCGGGGCGGGTCGTCGCTCTGGTCAGCCTCGCGCTCGAACAGCGCGACGGTGAGGGACGCGACGACGAGCACGATCCCCGGTCCCAGGAGCCACCACGACGTCCACAGCGCCCCGGCGAGGGTCAGCGCGGTCCCGACGATGAACAGGGCCAGGACCCACTCGCCGAGCGTCATGACGCCCTCGCGCTGTCGGTGTCCTGCTGGGCGAGCTTCTTCATCCGGTAGAGCTGCAGCTTCCCGAACGGTTTCCCGCAGCGGTCGCACTGCGCGGTGACGTCTTCCTCGTCCTGATCGGGGCGGGGCGCGACCCGGTACACGGCGCCGTTGCACAGGATCCGCTCCCCGCGGGGGCGGGGGAGCCACGCGTCGCAGCGCCCCTCGGGGCGTTCGGGTTCGTCGCGGCACGCGATCCGGAGCTGGTGCAGCAGCCGCTGCAGGAACGGCACCACGATCCCGGCTTCGTCCCCGGCGGCGATGCGCTCACGGTGGGCGTGCAGCCACCCGCACAGCCCGGCGACGCCGCCGGCGGTGATGTCACCGTTCGCGAGGTCGGGGCCCTGGTAGCGCCAGCGGGTCCACAGCTCGTAGGCGGTGTTCGCGAGGGCGACCTCCACGGGGACGAGCTGGTCGTCGTACTCATGGTGGGGGCGTTCGAGGTCGTCGCGGCCGTTCGGGAGCCTCGTGTACCAGAGGGGTGCGACAGCGTGCGGCCGCGAGCGGGCGTCGCGCATGACGACTGTGTCGAGGTTGCACGGAGGGGTGGAGGCGAACCCGGGGGCGCGGCGTTGCCCTCCGCCGCCGCGGCCGGGCGCGGGGTCGAGCCGCGCCCAGTAGACGGGGATGGACGCGGGAATCCGGCGGTGCGGGTCGCCGTCCCAGGTGGGGTCGAGCATGTGGTCGAGCTCGGTGCTGTGGTCGGTGCACAGCCACTGCTTCCGGGCGGCGGGCTGGGGGCAGAGGACGCAGAGCCGGTCGCCGGGGAGAGCGATCTGCTGGGGGCGCATCGGGGAGACCTCCGGGGAGCGGTGGCGGTCAGGAGCGGTCGTTGTGTCGTTCCTGCAGGAGCCCGCCGATCACACCGAGCGCGAGGAAGGCGCACCCGCCGTAGACGACGACCTTCCAGTCGGCGAGCGCGACCGCGCCGGCGATCGACGCGATGAACGCGATCAGCCCGAGCGCGATGAGCGGGTGCAGCGGCTTACGCGGCTGGTCGGGCATCAGGGGCTCCGTCCGGTCGGCGGGCTGTGTGGTGGGCTTCCTGGTGGGCGCCGAGCCGGTCACCCCAGACGACGACGCCGGGGCAGTGGGAGCACTCGAACAGCGGCAGCTCGGTGCCGCTGGTGGCGCCGAGCGTGACCCAGGCGGGGACGGTCGCCCGGACGGTGAACTCGACTGGGGTGTTCGGGTCGACAGCCGGGAACTCCAGCGTCCGGCGGGGCCCGTCCTCCCGCTCGTAGCCGGTCACGGTCACCGGACCCCTTCACCGTTCGCGGCGCGGAACGCCAGGCACCGCTCGGTGGTGTGCTCGGGGTAGGTGGCCGCGGGCTGCTTCGGGCGGACCTCGACGACGGTCGGGGTGCCGGGATGGTCGTAGAACCAGCCGCACTCCGCTGGCATCGTGACGACATGGGCACCGCAGCCGGCGGGGCAGTGCTCAGCCACGCCGGTTCACTGCCCAGGTGATCGAGCCGACGAGGACCGCGCAGATCACCCACGCGGCGAGCCACGCCCACAGCGCGGTGAGGAGCGCGTCGACGTGCTGGCCGGCTACGACCAGCAGCGCGGTGGTCACGAGGTCCTCAGCCACGTCGGGCCGCGCGGACCTGGTCGAGGACACCGGCCGCCATCTGGTCGAACTCGCCGACGCCCTGCCCGTCGGCGGCCTGCACGGGATGCTGCTTCGGGTGGATGTCGCGACCAGACGCCGCCGCGCACCCGAAGCACCACGGCCGGACCCCGCCGGCGTCGACGACGGGCACCATGGCCAGCGACACCCACACCGGGCGGGAGCACTCGGAGCAGACCCGGTCGACGGCGGCCACGGTCGGCGGCTGGCTGGTCGGTGGGACGAGCAGCAGGTCCGAATCCACGGTCATCACGCCTCCAACGCTTCGATGACGAACACGAGCTGCCCGCGCCCACCCGGCTTCGGGGGGTGGATCCGCGGCATCCGACGCACGACGTAGCCGTCGTGGTCATCGGGCACGACGCCGGTGTCCTTCAACGCGTCGATGCAGGGCTTCGCAGTCGCCCACAGGTTGTCCGAGTCCCGGGTGCGCCGGTCTCGGGGCACGTAGTGCAGCTGGACCCGCACCCGGGGCTGCGGCCCGATCCCGGCCTGCCGGATCAGCCAGCCCACCGTGGACCGCACCTCCGCGACGATCTTCGCCTTCACGATCGGGTTCAGCCGGTCGTTCAGGTTCAGCGGCGGCTTCGACCACGGCAGCTGCAGCTGCCACACCCCGTCCGGGACCGGCCGGCGCAGCCCGAGGTCGAACTCGCCCTGCCTGCGGTCCCGCCCGGTCACCGGCACCATCGAGGCACCGGCCGGTGCTGCTCGTGCCGGACCAGGCTGCAGCCCGGCCGGGTGCAGCGGAACGTCGCCGAGCACAGCCGGGTGCGGCCGGCGCGACGTGGTTGGACCTGCAGGACGTGGAGCCGGTGGAGGCCGAGGCGGCACAGCAGCGGTGGCTCCGGCAGGCGCGGCGCGAGCACCACCGGGCCGCCCAGCGGTTCAGCGGCGGGCAGCGTGTAGTCCCGCGGCGGGCCGGGGCGTGGTGCTCTCTTCGGGAGCGGCCCGACGGCGGTCACACCGACCCCGCGGGCTGCGTCTGGCGTGCCTCGGCCAGCTCTGTCTCGTACTTCCACGGCTTCTCGACGGCGTCGACCAGGTCGTCGGGCTGGAACCCCTCGGCGGCCATCCAGCGGAGCAGTGCGACGAGGTCGTCGTGGGTGAACTCCCGGATCACCCTTCGTCTCCGTCCTCGGAGTAGTCCAGGTCGAGCTCGTCCTTCCCGGTGCGCTCGGCGTAGATGTCGGACATGACGAGCCGCATCTCCTTCGACCGGGTCTCGTCGGTGAGGGGTTCGATCGCGCGGAGCCGCACGATCGGCATGTCGGTGCCCTTGTCGACGTTCCGCTTGATCGACTGAACGTCGAAGACGACGACGGCGACCCGCTGCTTCGTCGGGTCCTTCACGAGGTCGTCGATCATCTCGTTCCAGCCGTTCAGATCTGAGGCCGGGATGGTGCCGGACAGGCTCAGTTCGCGTCCCACGGTGGGGTCTCCTTCGAGGTAGTGAGCGCGGCCGGCCGGACGGCCGCCGCGAAGTCGATCTGGTCGAGCGCGTCTGCGGCCCACCCAGCGGGCTCGGCCGGCCAGGCGGTGGCGCGACTGGTGAGATCGGCGCGGAGCCGGGCGACGGTGAGCGCGACGGTGCCGAGTGCGGCGTCGACCGGGTGTGGGTCGCTCACGTCGATCCCAGGGAGGCGACGACCGCTCGGATCAGGTACTCGGCCGCGGGCGGCGTGACGCCGTTGCCGAGCTGGCGGACGCGCTCGCGGCGGTTCCCGAGCAAGCGGTAGT